GCAAGCGTCGGCGGCAAGGAGGCGTTCTCCGAGATCCTCGCCTGGGCGGCCACCGGGCTCCCCGCGGAGGACCGTGAGGCGTTCAACGGGATCATGGCATCCGGCGACCTCAAGGCCGCCTCGTTCGCCGTCCGCAACCTCGCTGCCCGTTTCTCGCAGGAGAACGGAAAGCCGAGCCGCATCGAGGGCAAGACCGTCGCCGCCCCTTCGGGATTCCGGAGCAAGGCGGAGATGATCGCGGCGATGACCGATCCCCGGTACCAGCGGGACTCCGCGTACCGGCAGGAGGTGTCCAGGAAGATGGCCTCCTCCCAATTCGTTGACGGATGATGCTCCTGCGATCCGCCCTGCTGGTACTCGCTCTCTGCGGGTGCAACCCGGTGCAGCGGATCGCGGTGTCATCGAACGAGATCCGGACCGAGGCTCAGGCACTCGTCAAGCACGGGATGGAGCGAGGCGACGGCGAGGTCGTCACCCGTGCAGGCCGCATCGACGGGCTTGCCGCGGGGATCCACAAGGAACTCCCGAACGTCGAGAACAAGACTCCCGAGTGGCTCACGCTGCTCGAGTGGGGGGCAATCGCCGCGGTGCTCGTCGCCGTGGCCGTGATCCTCTGGCAGACGGGAATCGGCTCCGCATTGAAGGCAATCCTCGGGTGGATCCCGAGGAGGACGAGGACTGACGCGACCCTGGCCGCGTCTGCCCTCTCGGAACAGAAGCCAGAGACCATCAGGGAGTGGATCGCCGCCAAGAGGGCAAGCGACCCGCTCTGGGATCGGGCATTCAAGGATGCCCAGAAGGAGATGAAGTGATGCTCAACGACATTCTGATCGCAGCGTTCGTGTTCGTCGCCGGTGCCGCCATCGGCTACTGGCTCTGCAAGAGCAAGAAGCTGTCCTTCTGAGAAGGACAGATAGTGGAACTTTAGGTTCCACATCGACCGCCCCCGGGGAAACCCGAGGTCGGTGATTCAACGCTTCCGGCTGGTTCGGCAGGACCATCCGGATGAGGTCCGGGGACAGACGACCCGCATCCGCTGAGGCCCCCTGCGGGGGACACCCTTGCGTCGATGCCGTTCGCCTGACGGGCTGACCCGTACTGCCAACGCATATCTCACACAAGGAGTCACCACAATGGCTGGTGAATTCAACTTCTCGGGAACCCGCGCCGGTTCCAACAACGGGGCTAGCGACAAGCGCGAGCTCTTCCTCAAGGTGTTCAGCGGCGAGATCCTCTCGAACTACGAGACCAAGCTCGTCCTCGCTCCCCTCGTCCGCAACCGCACCATCTCGGTCGGCAAGTCGGCGACCTTCCCGATCTACGGCAAGGCGTCCGCCAAGTGGCACACCCCGGGCGAGAACATCCTCGAGGCCGCCTCGGGCTACCTCAACGACTTCAAGTTCGGTGAGCGCGTGATCGCCATCGACAACATGCTGACGGCCAGCACCCTCATCCACGACGTCGATGAGCTGATGAACCATTGGGATGTCCGTGGTCCCATCGCCCAGGAACTCGCGTGGTCGCTTGCCCGTGCTATGGACGGCTTCGCCATGCGTACCATGATCGCGGCCTCCCGCGCCTCGAGCCCGATCTCGAACACCTCCGGCAACGGCACCGCGCTTGCCGGCGAGACCATCACCACCGGCACCGCCGGCTCGGTCACGGGTGCTCAGATCGTTGATTCGCTCTTCTCCGCTCAGGAGAAGTTCGACAACAAGGACGTTCCCGAGTCGGGTCGCTTCTGCATCGTCCGCCCGGAGCAGTACAACCTCCTCCTGGCTGCTGCCGCCAGCTCCTCCTACGCCTTCCGGTTCTCGAGCGACTTCGGCTCGGGTGCCGGCGACGTGTCCAAGGGCACGGCTGCTCCCGTCGAGATCGCCGGGTTCAAGGTGCTCAAGAGCAACCTGTTCCCCCGTGACACGGGTGCGGAGAACGCCAACGCCCTGTGGGCTGCCGGCGGCGGTGCTCAGGCGAACATCGCCAACGACGTCTTCGGTGCAGACGGCGTCGGCTACGGTCCGGACGGCACGGTCGGCATCGACTACTGGGGCGTCTGCGGTCACGCGGATGCCATCGGCTGCGTCAAGAAGCTCGACGTCGCCACGGAGATGGAGCGCAAGATCGAGTACCAGGGCACCCTGGTCGTGTCGAAGCTCATGGCTGGCTTCGGCATCCTCCGTCCGGAGTGCGCCATCGGTCTCAAGTGGGGCGCGTGATAGCGGCCTGATTCACTAACACCTACCGCCTGCCCGGGGAAACCCGGGTAGGTGGATTCCTCCTTTCCTCCCGGCCCCCGGTGGACACCTACTTCCACCGGGGGCTTTCCTAGGAACACCCATGAACGAAACGACCAGGCTCGAGGCCGTCAACACCATGCTCTCCTGCATCGGCGAGAGCCCCGTCTCGTCGCTCTCCGGAACGGCGACCGCGGACGTCGCCATCGCGCAGAACATCCTCAACGAGGTCTGCCGCGACCTGATGAGCCGCCAATGGTCGTGGAACTCCAAGAAGAAGCAGACGCTCTCCCCGGACGCCTCGGGGAAGATCGCCGTTCCCGCCTCCTGGGTCCGGGTCGATCACCCGACCAAGGACTACGCCAAGAAGGGCGCGTACCTCTACAACCTCGAGGACGAGACGGACGTGTTCTCCGACTCGGTCTCCGACCTCGAGGCGGTCGTCCTGCTCGAGTGGGACGACATGCCCGAGCCTGCCCGTCGCTACAGCATGATCCGCGCCGGTCGCACGATGGCGGCACGGATGGTCAGCAGCGAGAAGGCGGTCGCGTTCACGGAGCGGGACGAGATGCAGTCGTTCATGGTGCTGCGCGAGTTCGAGGCGGAGCAGGCTGACTACAACATCTTCAGCAACCCGGACATCGCCTACAGCAACAGGCGGTGGGCATGAGCCTGATCTCGATCCAGGTTCCGAACCTCATCCAGGGGGTGTCTCAGCAGCCCCCTCAGATGCGCCTCCCGTCTCAGCTCGAGGAGCAGACGAACGCCTACCCGTCCATCTCGGACGGCCTCTGCAAGCGTCCCCCCGTCCACCATGTCGCCAAGCTGGCTGACAACGCCGACACGCAGTTCGTCCACTTCATCAACCGGGACAACTCCGAGCGGTACGTCGTCCGCTCCACGGCATCCGAGATCAAGGTCTTCAGCCTCGCCGGCGTCGAGCTCAACGTCTACAACGGCCTGACCGGGACGACCGCGTTCTCCTTCCCGTCCTACCTGAACGCTCCCGGGAACCTCCGCGCCGTCACGGTCGCCGACTACACGTTCCTGGTGAACACCAACGAGACTCCGGCGATGGCGGCGACCACCTCGGCCGCAGCCGGCAACGAGGCACTCGTCACGGTGATTCAGGCCGGGTACAGCATCGACTACACGGTCGTGATCCGGGTGGGCTCCACGGACTACTCGTACACCATCGCGGCTCCGGGTACGAGCGGAACCCTGAAGAGCACGTCCATCGCGGCGACCATCCGCAACGACATCAACGCGGCAACCGGAACCACCGGGGTGTCGGCGACCCTCTACGGAAACACGGTCCACCTGAGCAGATCCTCCGGTGCGTTCACGGTCAAGGCGTTCGACTCCGGATCGAACAACTACATCTCCTGCGCCAAGGATCGCGTCTCGCGCATCTCCGACCTCCCGCTCGAGGCGAAGCACGGCTTCAAGATCGAGGTGGTTTCCGACGTCGAGGATCCCGAGGCGACCGGGTACTACGTCCAGTTCGTCGCAAACGACGGCATCGGCGGAACGGGAATCTGGGAGGAGACCGTCGGGTTCTCCACCAAGACCACCCTCGACGGCGACAAGATGCCCTACGTCCTCGTCCGGAGGTCGGACGGCAACTTCGCCTGCTACAAGCCGACCTGGGGGACCCGGACGGTCGGCGACTCCACGACCGCCCCGGAGCCGTCCTTCATCGGCCGCAAGATCAAGGACATCTTCCTGTTCCGAAACCGCCTCGGCCTGCTTGCCGGCGACAAGGTGATCCTGAGCGAGGCCGGTCAGTTCTTCAACTTCTTCCGCACCTCGACCACGATGGTCCTCCCGCAGGATCCCATCGACGTCTCGGTGAGCCACAACAAGGTCGCCACCCTCGAGTCAGCCGTCCCGTGGGACGACCGCCTGATCCTGTTCTCCGACCTGACGCAGTTCAGCCTCGGAAGCGGCGGGGACTCCGCCCTGACCCCGCAGACGGTCGAGGTCGTGGCGACGACCGAGTTCGAGAGCTCGTCCGACCAATGCCGACCGGAGGCGACCGGGCGGTCGATCCTGTTCACGCAGCACAAGGGCTCGTTCACGGGTGTCCGCGAGTACGTCCGGATCTCCGTTGACGAGAAGTACGACGGCATGGACATCACCGCCGCGGTACCCGCATACGTCACGGGGACTCCCCGGCAAATCTCGGTCAGCACCCACGACTCGACCGCGTTCCTGCGGACTTCCTCCGGCCTGTACAACTACAAGTGGTTCGTGAACGGCACGGAGAAGATCCAGTCCGCCTGGAGCAAGTGGGACATCGGGACGGGAGCCGTGGTGCAGGGCATGGAGTGGTTCGACCACAGCCTGTACGTGGTCGTCACGCGGTCGTCCAAGACCTACCTCGAGCGGGTTGACTTCGACGGCCGCTTCACCGACACCGGGCTTACCTGGGGCATCCACCTCGACCGTCGCGTCTCCGTGACCGCGACCACCGCCGGTGCCGCCTCCGGGACAACCATCGTTCCCCTCACCGGGCTCGGCATCGACTACACGGGTCTCTCCCCGACCGTCGTAATCAACGGGGTGCAGCGTCAGATCGTCAGCACCTCGTCCACGCAGATCGTCGTCACCGGGCTGTTCAACGGCCAGACCGCCTACGTCGGCATCCCCTACGAGATGCGGTGGACGTTCTCGAGGCCGTACCTCCGCAACGGCGACGTTCCCATCACGGACGGACGGATGCAGTTGACCTACGGAACCGTGTCCTTCGACAACACCGGGCACTTCAAGGTGTCCGTCACGCCGAGGTACCGAGACTCGTTCTCGTACCCGTATGACGGAGGGACGCTCGGTGCCGACCTCATCGTCGGCTCCCCGTTCCTCGCAAGCGACTCCTTCCGGTTCCCCATCCATTGCAAGTCGCAGGATGCGACGATCACGGTGACGAGCACCTCGTTCCTGCCGTGCCGGATCCAGAGCGCGGCGTTCGAGGCTCACTTCACGACGAGAAGCCGACCGGCATGACTCCCCACGTAAGACCCTCCGTAAAGAGCGACTGCCGAGCGGTGGCGTCTCGCCTGAGGGATGCCGACCGGGCGGAGTGCGAGCTCTGGGGTCTTGACCCGGAGGCGTCCATGTCGGTCGGGTTCCAGTTCTCGATCCAGCCCATGACCCTGATCGGCCCATCCGGGAAGCCGGCTGCGATGTTCGGGGTGACCACGGGCGGATCGGACGCGACCATATGGCTCCTCGGTACGGACGAGATCACCAGGTTCCCCGTGACCTTCCTCCGTCAGAGCAAGGCGTGGATCGAGCACCTCGTCGTCCCCGTGCGGAACTCCGGGTTCCGCGGGATCGGTAATTGGGTGGACATGCGGAACACCAAGCACGTCAACTGGCTCCTGTGGGTCGGCTTCACGATGACCTCCACCAACCACCAGAACGGTAACGAGATCGGATACTTCCGAAAGGCCCTCTGAACAAATGTGTCTTCCCTTCCTGGCACCTATCGGTGCCGCCCTTGGCGCGTCTGCGGCCAACGCCGCAGCCGTCGGAACCCTTGCGACCCTGTCCGTCGCTGCGACCGCAGCAAGCGCAGGCGTCTCGTTCGCGGGGCAGGCGCAGCAGGCTTCCGCGCAGAAGTATCAGTACGAGGAGTCGCAGCGTCTCGCCAACGAGAACCTCCAGCTCCAGTATCAGCAGATGGCCGTGCGTCAGCGCGAGGAGCAGATCGCCAAGGCGCAGCAAGTCCAGATGATCCGGCAGGAGGCCGAGACCGCCTTCGGCTCCATCCGCACCGAGGCAGGCGAGAGCGGGATCCAGGGGAACACCGTGAACATCCTCCTCGCCGAGTTCGAGCGTCAGCAGGCGGAGTCCCTCGCAAACCTCAACATGAACTACGACTTCCGGAACCGTCAGCTCCAGATCGAGCAGCTCGGTCTCCGCGGTCAGGCGGAGGCGGCGATGATCCGTGCGTATCCCCAGGTGAGCAGCCCGAGCATCGCGGCTCCGATCATCCAGACCGGCGCAGGCGTCCTGAACGCTGTCACCATGTACGGAGATCCCGGACGGATGTTCGGCGCGGCAGGCGGCGGTCGCGGGGTCGGCGGAGACGCCACCCTCGGCACGACCTCCGGGAACTACGAGGACTACCTCTTCACGTCCTCGGGATACGCACAGAGCATCGCTAGCAGGGGGTGGTACTGATGGCCCTTACGCCCCGTGACCTCACCGACGTCAGCATCCAGCCGAGCGCGTCCCCGATCTCCCTGAACGTCCTGCCGGCTCCCGGCCAGACGCTCCGCGGCAACAACCTCCAGCAGCTCGGCGAGGCTCTTGCCGCGTTCAGCCCGTCCCTCAACTCGATGCTCTCGCGTCGGGTCGAGGAGGACAAGCGGATGCTGGCGGCGCAGGGGGCCTCCGTGGACTTCTCCAAGGTCCTCGACGTGCAGCCCGGTGCGTCCCTCGCGGACCGGGAGGCGGCACTCAACTCCGCGTTCAAGGATGCCATCGCCAAGGACGGCGGACCCGACAGCGCGAACCCGTTCTTCCTGATCGCCGCGAAGCAGAACTTCGGTCGAGCGGTCGGGCTCCGCTACCGGAACGCCCTCGCGTCCCTCTCCGACAAGGCCACGGATCCAGACAACCCGGTCGCGTTCGGGGACATCGCCAAGGAGGCAGCGGAGATGGCCGGGGCATCCTCGGCGACCTCGGACGTCTACGGGGCATCCGGCTTCGCCTCGGTCGCTCAGGAGGCGAACGCAGAGTTCAACGCGAAGTTCACCGCCGAGCTCCGCAAGCGTCAGGACTTCCTCGCCATCGAGCGGACGCAGCAGGGCATCGCAGACGCAATCGTCACCGCGGCCGTCAGCGACGGTCAATGGACTCCCGAGTCCCCCGTGTGGCAGGCGGCGCAGCAGAGCATCGACTCCATCCAGCTGACCTCGTCCGACCCCGAGACCGCCCGGAAGACCCTCGTAGGCGCGTCCGTTGTCGCCTTCTCGCAGATCAAGGATCCGGACGACCTCGACGAGGCCATGTCCGCCATGTCCAAGCTCCGCTTCGGTACCGCCGAGGTCATGGACAACCCGGCTCTCTTCATGGAGATCGTCCGCCGCAAGGACGCCCGGATGGACGAGATCATCAACGAGGGAACCCGCAGGGAAGCCCTGGTGACCAAGCAAGTGCAGCGGTGGGAGCGGGAGGCAAGCTCGAAGGGGTTCAACGAGCGCATCTCCCGGGCAGTCCTCGACGGCACCCCGGAGAAGGCGCAGCAGGCACTCGACAGCATCCTCGACCAGATCATCACCGAGAACCCCGACATCACCGCGGTCGTCCGGGACGAGCTCCGGGCGAAGATGCAGAAGAACCTCACCTCCCTCGCGCAGAGCGTCCAGTACTCGCGCAACACCATCTCCGACCGTGCGTTCACGGACACCTTCAACCTCATCGACGAGGGCGTCATCGACGATGCCGAGATGCTCCGGCTCCGCATGGACGACCTCCGGATCCCGACCGAGCAACAGGTCCAGCTCCGGAAGTACTTCAACGAGAACGTCGGGATCGTCCGCTCCGCCTCCTCGTTCTACACGCAGACGAAGGGCAAGGAGATCGTCGGTCGGGTGATGCAGGGCATGGTCGCCGCCGGCATGGCGCAGCCCGATGCCTCCGGGAGCATGAAGCTGCCCATGTCCAAGCAGGACGAGGCGCAGCAGTACGAGGTGGAGTGGCGGGAGCAGTCCTACAAGCACGTCCAGGACTACGTCCGGGGACTCGTCCGAGACCCGTCCTCCGGGAAGACCTACGCCGAGATCAAGACCGAGAGCGGCATCGAGGCCGCCAACAGGTCGATCAACGGCGTCCTCGACTCGTTCTACGACTCTCAGCTCAAGGGACTCAACGACCAGTTCCGTGCGGAGCGAGAGGCGGCGTCC